ACAGCAAAATTATAGTCTATGGATGAATTATTAATTAATGGCGAAAACGCTTATACAACATGGGGTGTGAGAATGGGAGAGGGGTTTCTTGATGTTATTGGGGCATCCGCTCCCATGAAGGATTTTATTGAGAACAAAAGCCGACTTGAACATGGGAAACGGGTAATAATCAATAATCCTAAAGTCGATGAGAGGGAAATAACACTTTCGTTCACAATTGAAGGAAATTCCCAGTCCGATTATCAATCAAAGAAAAAAGCTTTCTTCGATGAGCTTTATAAAGACAAGATTGATATTCAAATCCCGGCTAATAGTAGCGAAGTTTACCATCTTATTTATACTGGCAAGAGTGTCACTTACGCACAGGGTTTAGACCGAACTTTCGGAAAAATTTCAGCCAAGTTCAACGAACCGAATCCGGCAAACAGAACCTAATTCACGACATTGGTTCTATTGTCGTGAATGTGAGTGCTCAAAATTGGGCACTTTTTTTTTTATCTCCGAACTTTGAAGACGTGGAACAAATCGACATCAAAGACATATCCGGTGCTATCCTGCTTACTACCCTTCCCAATGAAGGCTGCAAGCGTAAGTTTACTCTTATGAAGGAGGACTACATCACGTTAAAGTTCTCCTTGGAGAGTCCTATATTCTTCAAACTTGGTTCATACGTGGAGTGCGACTTCGGGCTGTTCGAGGTGTGTGACTTGCAGAAGCCAGAATTCAACACCGATAGCGCAGGCTACGACTATGAGTTGCAGCTTGACGCCCACTACTGGAAATGGAAAAACAAAATCTTTAAATATACCCCCGAAGTGGCCGGGCAGGAAGCGTCCTGGAATCTCACCGCTTCACTTGATGTTCAAGCCGGTATAGTCCTTAGAAATTTAAAAGCTCTTGGTTACAAATACAAAGGACAAGATTTTGTTTTCTCCATTAACAGCACTGTAGAGAATAAGGCGCTACTGATGACTTATGACAACATCAACATCCTTGACGCCTGCTTCTCTATGGCAAAGAAATGGGATTGCGAATGCTGGGTGACTGAAAACATCATCCATTTCGGACGTTGTGAGTCTGGCGATGCGGTGGATTTCGAGATTGGGAAAAATGTGCAGGAAATGCCACGATCAGAATCCCGGTCCACCTACGCCACCCGTATCTATGCTTTCGGCTCAACAAAGAATATCCCATCTGACTACCGCCCCGTTGATGAGACTGTAGTACTGAACGGCGTGGTGCAAAAACGCTTAATGTTGCCCGAAGGAACTCCGTACATAGACGCTTATCCTGGTATGACCATCGAGGAAGCCATCGAACAAGTGGTTATCTTCGATGAGGTCTATCCCCGAAGGGTCGGCACGATGTCGGACATTACCACCAAGGAATACACTGACAAAATAGAAAATGCCGACGGGACTACCACTGAAAAGAAGTGGAATGCCTACCGTTTCAAGGATACTGGCATTACCTTCTCAAAGGACTATATCCTTCCCGGTAATGAATTGAAAATCACTTTCCAATCCGGCAAGTTGAATGGTATGGAATTCGCTGTGACATTCGACCCTGAGGGAAAGCCGGAGAAACTGGAGAACGGTAGCTGGAACCCTGAGGCACAGCTTTGGGAGATAGTCAGGAATGAGGACTACGGCAGACCGCTTCCGGATGGAGTGCTTATCCCCGAAAATGGTGATACTTACATCTTATCGGGCTGGAATCCCATGAAGATAGCTGAAATGGGACTGGTAGCAGAAGCACAGTTGGAGTTAAAGGACAAAGCCGATAAGTACGTTGCCAAATCAAAGATAGACCCTTCTACATATAACTGTAAGATGATGTCGGATGTCGCATACAGTGAGGACGGCATTCACAACCTCTACAGCATCGGTCAAAAGGTCAACCTTATCAACAAGGCCTATTTCGAGAACGGAAGGCAGTCAAGGATTATCGGATTTGAATTCAATCTTGACCTGCCTTATGATTCCCCTATATACACTGTCGGGGAAACCGCTGCCTATTCCCGTATTGGGGAGCTGGAGGAGAAGGTTGAGAGCCTTACTCTGAAGGGACAGACCTATACGGGCAGTGGTGGTAGTGGCGTGTATGTGATAAGAAGGAATGACTCTACACCGGCCACGGATAATAACGTGTTTTCGGCTTTGCGTTCCTTGGCTATGTTCCTTCGCAAAGACCAGTCTGACGGCACAAATTTTCTGTTGAAGTTCGGCGAGTTTATCACCGGTATTTCCGGAGGTTGTATCGATAAGAATGGCATCCTTGAAATGGAAGAGGGCATTTTCCGCAAGCGTGTGTTTTTTCCGGAAGTAGCCTATAACCGTGTGACCTATTTCAAGGGACGTATGTGTGCCTCTCCCGGAGGTGGATGTACGGTCAAGGAATGGACGGACAACGGTGACGGCAGCTACACCATAACTCCAGACTTGACGGATGCCGACGGGCTGAGCCAGTTTGTCGATGATATACTTACTACTTACTTCATCACCAAGAACGCCGAAGGCAAGCTGCAGGGGTTCGAGGAGATGAAATTCCGGGTGACTTCCGCAGACTATACAGCCAAGACATTCGTCATGACACCGAAGCCAGGTACTGACTGGAAGCCGGGGGATGCGATGGTACTTGCCCAGACGGGTAACTTTACGGACCCGGAACGGCAGACGTACATCCTTATCGATACGGTTAACGGCAACAACTGTATTACTTTTTTTGACCGCGCCAATACATGGGATGTCGAGCCGGCACAAGAGATGTCGTGGATTGGCAAGAAGAAAGGCCGTACCGTACATGGCATTCCTGCAGACAATTATTCGGCTGTTTTTCGCCACGTCATCATGTCCGGCAAGATATTCCAGGTGGATGACATCACCGGCGAGGCTTTCCGGGTGCCATTGTTCAAAGGGACGTGGCAGAAGGGTGAGAAGTATGCCTATTACGATGAGGTGACGCATAACGGCAGCTCCTGGATATGTGTAAACGAGAAAGGCACGTCTACAGAACCGGCAGACGGTAATGCCGACTGGCTGAAATACGCGGCAAAGGGAGAAAGCGGCAAGGGCATCAAGTCTACCGATGTGGAATACGCGATATCGGTGTCGAATGTCATTGCCCCGGTGGACGGTTGGCAGACTACCTCTCCTGAATGGGAAGCCGGCAAGTATATCTGGTCGCGGACGAAGATTGTCTATTCTGATGGCGAAGTCAAGTACACCCAAGCGGCTTGTATCAGTGGTGGGCAGGGAGCCGACGGCAAGGGTATCAAGTCCATTACCGAAGAATACTACCTATCCTCTTCACCGGCCACCACAACTGGAGGCGAGTGGCAGACTACCTCTCCGGCGTGGAAAAACGGATGGTATATCTGGACCCGGACAAGGATAGTCTTCACTGACGGAACTTTCACTGTCACGAACGCCATCTGTGTGACTGGCAGCAAGGGTGCAGACGGTACAAGCATTACCAATTGCGGTGACTGGCAGACCGGCAAGCATATACCTTACATGGGCATTACCAGGATGGCCGGACGTGTCTTTCTCTGTGTCGCTCCCGGTGGTACAGACAATCCTCCGATGTGGACTCAGACGACCAATGAGGGGCGCCGCATCCTGCAGACGCAGAACGGTGGAAAGAGCTACGGATATACCATTACCGGAGACCTGAATACCGCTGAATATGAGCTGCTGGTGGAGAACGGCCAGGATGGGCGTGACGGTAGGGATTATGAGTGGATATTCAAACATACGACAGAGAATGTGACGCCTCCTACGCCAGCCACCTTGCAGGTGGATGACTACGTGCCGTCCGGCTGGCATGATGACCCAATTGGTGTCAGCGAGAGCCTGCCATACGAGTGGGCTTGTTGCCGCACGAAGAAGGACGGTGTATGGAGTGCGTTTTCACCGGCAGCCATCTGGGCCAAGTGGGGCTTTGACGGTGAGTCGGCCATTGTAGCCGATTTCGACAACGAGATGGAAAGCATTGCCTTGACATACGAAGGAAAGACTGTTTCGCAGTCCGTACTCAATACAACCGTCGGCATGTGGTACGGTACGAAGAAACTACAGCTCAAGTCCATATCATGCGTGACCCCTGCCGGTGTGACGGAGAGCTACAATGTCAATACGGGGGTGATAGCGTTTACCGTGGCTTCCGGCATTTCGATGCCTGCACGCTCAGAGGTCAGGATAACCGTTACGGCTACGGTACAGGATACGGATATAAGCCGTGAGTTGGTGTTCACCATTACCGGTGTGCGTGCCGGTAATCCGGGCAGTGATGCGGTACTCTATAGGCTGGTGCCCTCCGTATCTTCAGTAAGCAAGCGGAAGGATGGTACCTACAGTGTGGCAAGCGTGTCATGTACACGCACCAAGTCTGTAGGCGGTAGCACTTCCATCACGACGGATGGCGTACTGAAATACAGCAAGGACGGAGGCGCAGAGGTCGAACTAAATAACGGCACGGCCATTTCCCCGAAGAACTTCACGACGCGGCTGCAGTTCGTGTTCTACGTGGGTGGACAGGTCGTAGACCGGGAAACTATTCCTATGGTTGTGGACGGCACCGACGGTAATCCTGGAAAACCGGGCGGTGACGGCGAATCCGTCAAGGCTGGCGGTGAGTGGCGCACGGCTAATACTCCATATAAAAAGCTCACCATCTGTACGATGGGGAGTCGCTCCTGGCTCTCAAAGGTTGACACTTCGAATCCACCTCTATGGACTCAGACAACTCATGACGGGAGGCGAATCACTCAGACCCAGAACGGCGGCAAGTCCTACGGTTATATTATTACCGAAGAAGTGAACACCGACGAATGGGAACAACTGACATCAGACGGCGGCATGGTCTATCTCATCAGTACATGCAGCAATATCCGGGTGAGCAATGCCGGTTCGCTTGTTCCTTCAGCTTTCCGCGTCTATGCCAAGCGGACGCTTGGTAGCGCCACATTGACTTATCCGGACGGATATCTGGCAGCGAGAGGCTACAGCAACGGGATATGGAGCGCCATCGCAGGGCCTTCGAGGGCTTCCGAGATTACGGTCAACGCTTCGGCTGGGTATTCCACTTTCTCGGTTCGCTGTTATCAGAGCCAGGCGGACGCTTCGGCATGGAATGACAGTTTCATTGCGGAGATATCAGTGGGTGTCAGCTATGACGGAGCAAGCGGACGAGACGCCAGCGAGCCGCGTCCGAGAGGTTTTTTCGCCAAAGGCAACACATATGTTTGGAATGAAGATTACCATGACATCGTACTGGCCACATTCAACAATCGAACCATTCCGTTCAGGGTACGGGCTTACGGTACGTCGGTCACTGTCGCACCTACCTCGATAGACGGTGATGCTAATTGGGAGGCGGCACAGCAGTATATGTTTGTGGCTATGGATATGGCTTTAGCGAGAAAGATACGTGCTGATGAAATCCTTGTGGATGATTTGGTGGTGCAGAATGTGCTGGCAAGGGATAAAACCGGTAAAGCCATGTGCCAGATTGACGGAGAGAATGGTGGCATTGGGTTCCTGGCCGGAGGCAATATCCGATGGGATGCCAAGGGTAATGTGTTCCAGGACGCCTCAATCTTCCGAAAGCTGAAACTTCTGGAGTCGAAATCCGATTCGAATGAATACTACCTGGATTTCAATACCGGGTTGAACTTTGAAATATCCCGGATATTCTCACTTCCAACGCAAGAGGAAACAATATACCTGCCGAATGCGGCAGAATATGAAGGTGGAGAGTGCATGCTGTATAATGGAGGTATCTATACCCGTCTCACTGGACCTGCATCCATAAAAGTCGCAGGTGGAGGCAGCTTTATCATAGACGGAGAATACTATTCTAAAATAGTTGTCCCGTCGCTTTCCATTGCTCAATTCAAGGCCGTAGCGACATACTCTGATGGAGTAAAGGATGAGGTGAAATGGGTTCTAATATCAGGAAAAGCGGAATCGAAAATTTAAAATATCAGTGTTATGAAAGTTTTTTATGAAAGCAAGTTAGCGAAATGGCTGCTGTGGCAGGGCTACAACACCATCACATTGGGATGTTTCGTCTTCACCAAGAAAAGCAAGGAGGAGATACGGCAGAGTACACTTAACCATGAGGCGATTCATGTAAGGCAGTGGGAGGAGTGCTTGATTGCTTCGGCAATCCTGCTGACGGTAATCATGCTGTTTACCGGATTCAACTTATGGGTATATCTACTTTGCCCGTTGTGGTTCTACCTTCAGTATGGGTTGGAGTACGCAATATCCTACATGTATCACTTATGCCGTAACCGGTGTTGGATAAATGTAGGTGATAAGGCTTACGGAAATTCAGCATTCGAGATGGAAGCGGAAGCTAACGAAGAGGTAGACGGTTATCTGGATGTGAGAACTCCTTTTGAGTTCTTCAGATATTACGGAAAAATTTGATTTATAATTTACAAAACGAGACTAAAACAAAATGTTAAATCGGGTAATATTTCCATCCGGAAATTATGCCCCTTAAATATGCAATGTTATGGCAGAGAAGCAGGATATAGCAATGAATGAGTTTCCGATAAACAATGTAGCGGACTATCTGTATACTGAGAAAGGGAACAACCAGCAGAAGGTAACTCCTACAGATTTGGTGAAGAGTTGTGGATTTTTCAGATTTAACAAAGTTTTCGCTCCAGGAGAACAGTACGAATTACCCTATAGCTCTGGGTTAATTATGATACAAAACTCCACTCAGACACACGATAAGGCTGTTGCAACTTTGTGTGGAGGTGGAAGTGGAACTGTGATAGTTCCATCAAGTGTCATTAATTTCTTCTCTGAAGTTTCAGGTAAAGTCTGCGTATTTAATACTGGAACAAATACGAAGTATGTTGTTAAAAACAAAAATGAATCATCTACTAACGTTATCTTGACATTCATAGGATAAAGTTCAATTTGCTTTACTAAAATTAGATAGCGGATTGAGCTTTATGTTTCTCTGCCGTGTTCTTTGCCCCTTAAATGTGTTAAGTATGGCAGAGAAGCAGGATATTAGAGAAGAGCAAATGACTGTAACCAACA